CCAACAAATGTAAATATTAAGTATAAATTAATAATGAGAATTTATGACAATCCAGCTTTTGCAAATGGATCTATTTATAAAATATTTGATAATTTAATTGGTGTAAATTCATTATTAGTATTAGGCACATTAAAAGCAGATAGCACTTTTGCAAATTATACTTTTGAAATACAAAGTGAAGAGTCAATGACTTTTGATGCAGAGATGTATAATATTAAATATGATAATAGTTTTGCTTATAATCAAGTTAGAAGAGGTTATTCTGCAACAATGAATACTGTAAGTAATATTAATATTGGTGCAGTAGTTCCTGATATTAAAGTTGTAGATTTTTTTAATGGAATTATTAAATTATTTAATTTAACAATTATAGCAACTTCTGAAACTTCATTTAATTTAGAACCTTTGGAGTTTTTCTATTCTTATGGTAAATATATTGATATAAATAACTATGTAATTAATGATAGTGTAGATTTAGAAAGAACTAAACTATTTAAAAAATTAACATTTACACACGAAAAATCTGAAAATATAATAAACAATTTTTTTAGAAATACTTTTAATAGAGGTTTTGATTACGGTGATTTAATATATCAAGATGATCTTTCAAATGAAAGTGCAAATTATGAAATTAAAACTCCTTTTGAAGATGTAATGTGGGAAAAAACTACAGGATATGATTTTATAACTACTACATTAATTGATAAAGATTTAAATCCTTATAAACCTAAACCAATACTTATGTATAAAAATGGTTTAACAACATTAACAGCTGCTTTTAAAGTATATAATGGAAGTGGTTATACAAGCGTTTTAGATTATCAAAGATTTTCAAACGAACTATTCATTAATAATGATATAGCAAGTTTAAACTTTACTGCTGAAAATTCTTCTTGGATAAACTCACAAACAGCAAATAACTCTTTATTTCAACTTTGGTATAAAAACTATATTTCGGCACTTTATGACATAAGCTGCCGAATTATAAAATTAAAAGCAATTATTCCTATTCCAATGTTATCAGATATTAAATTAAATGATAAAATAATTTATAAAGATAAAAAATATATTATAAACACTTTTACAACTGATTTAACTACAGGAGAAGTTGATTTTGAATTAATAAGTGATTTTAGAGAAATACCAATAATAGGCACTGGAAGGTTTGCTTTAAAATCTATTTTTAATATTGATAATACAGCACAAGATTTAGAAGTAACTATTTTAAAATTAAATGCTGGATATTATGATGTTGAATATATGCCTACAAGTTATCTTTCTTCAAACAATTATATAGATGGAACATTTATAGTTCCAATAGATGCAAACACTACAGGAGATATTGCATTTAAACAAATAGAAGTAACTTATCATAATCCAGATATAAAACAATACATAAATATTATTCAAGATGCTTAAAAATATATTACAACTATTGCAATTGCACGATCATTATGGAATTTCTGAAAATATAGAAATTGCAAAAGGTAAATATGAATTACCTACTTCATTTAAATTAGGAGCTAAACAATTAAAAAGACTTATAAAATGGCAATCGAGAAAGAAATAAATTTAAATGTAAATAGTAATATTGAAGGTTCAATAGGTCAATTAAAAGCACTTAAAAGAGAATTAAAAGGTGTTGATGTAGGTACTGAAGAATTTAAGAAACTTTATAATCAAATTGATGACTTAGAGGACAAAATTAAATCCGCTAAAAATAAATCTAGTGATTGGATTGATAGCCTTGCAGCTGCTGGAGGTTCTGTAGGATTATTAGGGGAATCTTTAAATAAATTAAAGGTTTCTACACAATCATTTGGCGGTGCTTTAAAAGCTACAGGAATTGGATTAGTAGTTGGATTAGTTGCAAGTTTAGCAGCAGCATTTAATGATAATGAAAAAGCACAAAAGAAACTACAGCCTTTATTAAATGGATTAGAGAAAATATTTAATGGAATATTTGCAGTAGTTGAACCTTTATTTAATACGCTTGTAGATTTAGCAGTTTCTGCTTTGCCTATGGTAAGCGATGCCTTTGGAGTAGTTTATGCTTCTGTTTCTGCAGTATTTCAATCTTTGGGTGCTTTAGGTTCTGCAATAGGTAAATTAATTAAAGGCGATTTCAGTGGTGCTTGGAAGGATGCTAAAAGTTCTGTAAATGATTTTAGTAAAAACTATGATGAAACTATAAAAAGGTTTAATAGTGGAACTAAAGAAATGACTAAAACAGAAATAGAAGAAGCAAATAAAAGAGCAGAAGAAAAAAGGAAAGCTAAAGAAAAACAAGATGCTCTTGATAAAAAATCAAAAAAAGATTCTGAATTAACTGAAGAAGAAAAAAAGAAAAAATTAGAAAAAGAGTTAGAAGATTTAAAAGATTTTCAGAAAAAAATAAGAGATGCAGAATCAGAAGATTTATTTGAAAAACAAAAAGCTAGATTAGCTGATAAAGATAATATTTTAAATAATTTAAATAAAATTACAGAAGAACAAAATAAAATTGATGCTGAAGATAAAATAAAAAGTGATGCAAAATTAAAAAAAATAGAAGATGATGCAAAAAAAGAAGAAGAATTTCAAAAAAATAAAGATACAGCTATTGCTTTATCAAAACAAAATTTAACAAATATTATTGCAGGATTAGAAGATTCTGGTTTAGCTAAAACTGAAGCAGGACAAGTTATTGCTAAAACTTTAGCTTTAACACAAATTGGTATTGATTCTGCAGTTGCAATTTCTAAAGCATCAACTTTAGCAAATGCTGAAGGAGTTGCTGCACAATTAGCTTTTCCTTTAGTTCCTGGAATTGGTACTATTGCAAGAATTGTTTCTTATGCTTCAACTGCTGCTGGTGTTATATCTAATATTTCAAGAGCAAAACAATTATTATCTAGTGGTGGTTCTGGTGGTGGTGGTTCTGCTCCTAGTGGTGCAGCTCCTTCTGCACCTGCTGCTCCTTCTTTTAACGTAGTAGGTAATAGTGGAGTTAATCAAGTTGCAAATGTTTTAAATAATCAAGGTATGCCTCCTATTAAAACTTATGTTACAGCAGGAGAAGTTACAACGCAACAAGGACTTAATAGAAATATAGTTTCTAACGCTACATTAGGCTAAAAATCAATTAGTTAAGTCCTATTTAGAAACAAAACAAATAAATAACGTTATATAGATATGCAAATTTACGAATTAGTACTAAACAAAGAAACAGATGGAGTTGATGCAATAAGCGTTGTAGATCGACCTGCTACAGAAGAGAATTTTATTGCATTAAAAGAACAACACGAAGTTAAACTTGCAGAAGTTGACACAGATAAAAGAATTTTAATGGGTGCTGCATTAGTTCCAAATAAAATGATTTATCGTAAAAATGGGAATGAAGAATTTAATGTTTTCTTTTCTGCTGAAACTATTAAAAAAGCAAGTGAATTGTTTTTAATAAATGGAAACCAAAATAATGTAACATTAATGCACGACAAAACTATCAAAGATATGTCGGTAGTTGAAAGTTGGATTATTGATAATCCTGAAATGGATAAATCAAAAGCTTATGGTTTTAATTTAGAAAAAGGAACTTGGATGTTATCTATGAAAGTTAATAACCCTGATATTTGGGCAAAGGTAAAAGCAGGAGAAATTAAAGGATTTTCTATTGAAGGTTATTTTGCTGATAAAGTACAAATGAATTCTAATAACAAAAAGATAATTGAACAACTAAAAGAGTTATTAAATGGGAACTAAAATAACAAGTCCTAAAGGAGGTAAAAGAGGTTGCCTTTGTAAAGATAGCACTTACAAAAAAGAATGTTGCACTGGAGAATTAGATGCACAAGGAGTTGGATCATTAGTTGAACAATCTACAAGCGTAGTTGTTAATACTAATATTGAAAGAGTAATTACTAATTAATTAAATATGTACAAAAATGTCCTTAACAACGTAAAGCATTTACTTTCTATGGAAGTTAAGCTTGCACAACAAACGCTAATGGATGGTGTTACTACCATTGAAGCGGAAGAGTTTGCTCCTGAATATTCAGTAGGTATAGTAACTCCAGATGGTGTTATTCCAATGCCAGTTGGTGAATATACTACAGCAGCAGGAGAAGTAATTGTAGTTGAAGTTGAAGGTATTATTTCATCTATTGCTCCAGAAGCTATAGAAGAAGCAATGCCTGAAATGAATCATCCAGCAGCAGAAGCTACAGAACCAGTAATGGCAGAAGCTACAGCTAAAAAAGTAGTTGAAACTGTAAGTAAAGAAACTTTCTTTGCTATGGTAGAAAAAACTACAGAATTACAAGCAGAGGTTGAAAGATTGAAAGTTGAATTAGCAAGTAATGCACCTGCAGCAGCTCCAATTTCACACAATCCAGAAAATGTAGTTGAAAAAGATACTTTTCAATTTGCATCAAAACGTGAAAGAACTACTGAAGATGTTGTTTTCGCAAAATTATTTAAAAAATAAATTAACTAACTAAAAAAAATTAAAAAAAAATGGCTACTACATTAAGTATTACAACAACTTATGCTGGAGAAAGTGCGAAAAAATTCGTTGCTGCAGCTTTATTATCTGCTCCTACTATTGAAAACGGTGGAGTTGAAATTATGGGAAATGTGAAATATCGTTCTGTGATACAGAAAATTTCTACAGACGGACTTCTTAAAAATTCAACATGTGATTTTGATGCACAATCAACAGTTACTTTAACAGAAAGAATTTTAGAGGTAAAAGATTTACAAGTTAATCTACAACTTTGTAAAAAAACATTTCATAATACATTTTTAGGAATTGAACAAGGATATTCATCTTTTGATACTTTACCTACTTCATTTCAAGATTATCTTTTAGGTTATGTTGCTTCTAAAGTTGCAGCACAAAATGAGGTTGCAATTTGGAATGGTGCTACAGGTACTGGAGGTCAATTTGATGGTTTTGTAACTAAAATTTCTACTGATGCAGGTTTACCAACTGCTCAAGAAATTGCTGCTACTTCAACTAATATTACTGCTGCTTCAACAGTAATCACAGAATTAGGAAAAATTGTAGACCAAATTCCTGCTGCACTCTACGGAAAAGAAGATTTGTATTTGTATGTTTCTCAAGCAACTGCTCGTGCATACGTTCGTGCGTTAGGCGGTTTTGGCAGTTCTGGATTGGGCGCGAATGGTACTAATGCAATGGGTACACAATGGTATAACAATGGAAGTTTAACTTTTGATGGTGTTAAAATATTTGTTGCAAATGGATTAAATGCAACTCAAGCAGTAGCAACTACAAAATCTAACTTGTTTTTTGGTACTTCTTTAGAATCTGATCTAATGGAAGCATCGGTAATTGATATGAGTCCTTTGGACGGATCACAAAATGTAAGAATTATAATGAGAATGGCTGCTGGTGTTCAATACGGAGCAATCGAGGATATTGTAACTTACGGTATTACAAACTCTGCTAACTAATAGCAAAAATAGTTAAAAAAAAGGTGGTGCAATAAACGCCACCTTTTTTATTATTAATCATTAAAAAAATATACTATGCCTTGCGATATCACATTAGGAAGAATTGAACCTTGTAAAGATTCGGTTTCAGGATTAAAAAATTGTTATTTTGTAAACTTTGGTAAAATTACTGGAGTTACTTATAACGCTACAAATACAGATGTAATTGATGCAGTTGCTGGAACTGCATTAAATGCTTATAAATACGAATTGAAAGGAACAAATAGTTTAGACCAAACTATTACTTCTTCAAGAGAAAACGGAACTACTTTTTTTGAGCAAAGTTTAAAACTAAACTTGAAAAAATTAACTGCTGTTGACCATAAACAAATTAAACTTTTAGCTTACGGAAGACCATATATAATTGTTGAGATGAATAACGGAAATTTATTTCTTTGCGGTTTAGAGAATGGAATGGAATTAACTACGGGTTCTATAACTACAGGAACTAATTTAGGTGATGCTTCAGGTTATACTTTAGAGTTCAAAGGAATGGAAAAAGTTCCTGCTAACTTTATTGGAGTATCTTTAGCTACTGCAGGATTTACAGTTGTATCTGGTTCATAATTGTTTTTTCATATTGTTTTTAAACCCTATCTATTCGGTAGGGTTTTTTTATTAAAAACAAAATCATAACATTTACGTTATATAAGTATGATAATTTTAAAAGATTACACATTTACGCAAAATTTTAAGTTTATGCCAAGAAGCACAAATATAGCTTCAATGGTATTTACAGATGAATTGACAAATACTGCAACAACAATAAATAATCCAACTTTAGTAACTGAATTGTATTATATGAAATTTGCATCTAACAGAACTTTTAGTTTTTTAATTGACGGACACACTTACATTTTAAATTGTTTTGATGCAAATGGAATTCCTTTATTTAGAGAAAAAATTATGTGTACAAATCAAGTTAAAAAAGATTATACAATTAATAATGGTGATTATGTAGCAAACACTACGACCAACGAATATGTAATTTATGAGTAATATACACTTTATACAATTAGCAGATTACCAAGCACCTAAAATAAGCGAAAATAAGCGTGATGAATGGGTTGACTTTGGAGAAGATAATAATTATTATCAATTTTTAATAGACCGTTATAATGGTTCTACTACAAACAACGCTGTAATTAATAATATTACCAAATTAATTTACGGTAAAGGTTTAACTGCTAATGATGCAAGTAAAAAGCCAAATGAATATGCACAAATGAAAATGTTATTTTCTAAAGATACTTTAAGAAAAATAACAAAGGATTTAAAATTATTAGGCGAATTTAATTTGCAATTAATCTACAACGAGAAAAAAGATAAAATTGTAAGAGTTGAACATTTGCCTACTAATTTAGTACGTAGTGAAAAATGTAACAAAGATGGATTAGTTGAAGCTATTTATTATTGCGATAATTGGCAAGACACAAAAAAGTTTCAACCTAAAAGATTACCTTTATTTGGATACGGAACTAAAGGCGATAAATTAGAGGTTTTAAGAGTAGGTAATTATACAATAGGGCAAAAGTATTATAGTAACGTAGATTATTTAGGAGGTGTAAGCTATGCTGCTTTA